ATCAATCGTACCGCCATCAATATCCACAGTGCTAAAGCTACCAGCAGCCGGGGTCACGTTACCGATTGTGGTCCCGTCAATGTTGCCGCCGTTGATATCTACAGAAGCCGCAGTCAGCAGCGTGTTAGCTGTCAGATTGGTGAATGTGCCCTGTGCGGGGGAAGATCCGCCAACAGTCGTCCCATCAATGTTACCGGCATTGATATCGACAGTGGCAAGGGTGGATGTACCGGCTACGGACAGGTTGCCGCCTACAGAGGCGTTACCCGTGATTGTAGCAGCGCCACCTAACGTAAGATTTCCCTGAGCATCAATATTGCCCGACAGGTACAGCGCCTTAAATCGATTAGCAGCCGTACCAAGATCCACAGTATCGTTGGTCTCAGGGAAGAACACGTCGTTTTCAGTAATAACAGCAACTTCGCGCCAAACGGCTGCGCCAGTGTTGTTGCCCACACAAATAAACACGCGGCCAGTGTTGTTGTTTAGCCAAAGTGAGCCGGGCGCATAAGCCTCAGTGTTATCGTTTGTGACGACAGGGTTAGCAGTGGCAGTCGTGTTGTTCTTACCTCCTACACCACCATGAGCAGCAGGAAGGAAGCCAGAAACGGACGTAGCCAGCGGGATCGGCGGTGCAGCACCCTGCGAACCGTCGTGGGAGTGGCCTGTGGTGCCGTCAAACGCAGCCTGAAGCTGGTTAAACTCTGAGTTCAACGGCGGCGCGGTAACGTCTAGGCCATTGATGATGTCTGCAACAGATTGCCGGGTATACCCTGTCATTTATCGTCTCCCTGAGAGAGCAAATTCAAATACAATGCCCTGAATTGAGAAAGGCGCTTGGTCGGGCTGTGTCCTGATCACCCCAGTCGTACTGCAGTGAAAGGTTTAGTGTGAACGGACCTTCAGCACGAACAAATGTGTTAATACGGTGGGGCACCTTACGAACTTCAGTATCCCCAAAGTCTAAATACGGCGTGGAGTAAATTGAGACAATGTCGTTTCCGTCAAAAGACTCCCCCTGCTCCTGCCGATAAATCCTGCCGTTGTAGTCGCCGTGAAGGATAAACTCGTCCCGGCCAATGTATTCAGATGTCGTGCAGGAGGCTCGAATACCGAGTAACTCACCGTACTCCCAAGAAATCTGGCCGTTGTTATTTACCAGACCACCGATAATACCGATGGAATTAAGAGTACTATTCGAGTCGTCACCAATAAAATAGCGAACCTGTGACTTTGATCGGACAACCACGCCGTTCAAAAGATCCAGATCATTGTTCTGAATAATGTCTAGCAGACGCCCCTGAATAGACTTAGAGATTGTCTCCAATTCCACGTCACCGATACGACTTGTACCGGCTACAGGACGAAGACCGTCAGGGGCCAAGAAAATTAGGTCGCCACCAATCTCTTGTACGCTGTCCCGAGAAATGCAGCCGACGTTAGCTGTGACCTGACCTACTACAAATCCAGCAGTAATGTCTGGGGACACTTTCTTAATGCTGTTAGAACCGAAGACGAAAAGGTCGTCTCGGAAAGGCTTAAACTGTACAACAGGAAAGCCAACTGGGATCTGCCCTGCACCAGAAGAGGCGGTGAAATCCAGAGGATTCTGCGGTGCTGAGTGGACGACCACAGACCGGGCTGCTCGGTCTCCACCTACAAAAAGGTGGTTTTCAAATACATCAACGATAGAAGGAGCGTCTACTAACTGATTTCCGCCGGGAGAAGAGCCAGACCCACTTCCAGACGAAGTAATTTCAAACCAATCTGTACCGTCATAAACAATCGCCGGGTTTACCCCGTCTACAAAACAGATCTGGTTACCATCGCCAAAATCAAACTGAATGTGCCTGATCTTTGAAACACTTCTAGGAGAGTCTTCCATTGCACGGGTCGTGCCCGTATCCATCTTCGACCAGCCAACTGCCGGAGTAAGCTTCCAGAAGCTGTAAGAATTAAGACCAGTATCTTTCCTAGCCGCAATAACGAACGGATTACCAGAGGCGTCATCACGAAACATAGCCACGCAGAGTACTTTACCCTCTGCAGAATTGTTTCCATCGTTTACTTCTGGGTAATCACGATCAAACTCTTCATACCCTTCTAAACGACGATAACCGCCAAAAAGTGACGGTTCATAATTGACCAGTCGTGTAGCTGCGCCGGGAGCATTTTCAGCAAGGTCCAAATGGTTCTCGTTTGAGTTAAGACCCCCTCGGCAGACTAGCTTAAAGGACTCAATACGATCTGGCATTAACGGCTCCTCAGGGGAAGAACAGCCGAACGTGCAGACCCACCACCAAATGCTACACGGGTGTCGTACACAAATGAAAAGTCATTGATAAAGACGCTCTGGAGATCTTTAATGCCCCGCTCAAAAGCCTGAAACGTAAGCTGGGAACTCTCAGGATTGTCTTTATACAGGTACATGTAATACATAGCGCCATCGACTACGACATGGTCGAAGTCTTCGGGAATACGGCTAAGATCGTTGGGGTTGTTCAGGTCTACCGTGTTGAGCCAGTACCGGAACTTGAGCGTGTACGCTTCGTCCGGCGCGGGGGTAACGCCAAACCCGCTTCCATGACTCGGGAATACAAACTGGGGCACGTCTCGGCCAGCAGGACCGGCGGCATTGTCGTCATTCCGATGTTGGTCATACCATTGATCTCGTTCAATAAAGTCCAAAGAACGGAATTCGACACCCAGCGTGTCATTTTCCTGAATCTGGAAACTAGTCCACTCAACCACCTTTAATGCTACCGGCCATGAGTATTCACTCTGCCCGATAACCAAATTCTCAGTATGTTCTGCCGCGTTAAACGGCCATTCGTACTCGGCCTGATTGATCTTCTTGATAGCGGAACGTACGGCGTCTTTAACAAGAGCCTGTACACCCCTAACATTATTAAACTCCGCTGGCGCAATCTCAACTTCATTGAGACGCCGCAGAGTCTGGTTACAGAGATCAATAAACGTAGTGGCCATTCGTACTTCCTAAAAGGTAGAGAAAGGGGCCACCCGAAGGTGACCCCAAACCAGTCTCATTACGCCACGTTGTAGTAAGCGGCGATGAGGCTCTCCGAACGAAGAACCTTGCGACCGAAGAGGTTCATACCACGAACCACGTCGGCGAAGGTGTCCGGGCTACGGAACGACTCGGTCTTGGCGATCTGCTGGGCAGTCGCGACAGCGCCACGATGACCCGCAACGATGACACCAAAGTCCGTCTCCGAACCGTCAGCAGCAGTGGCACCGGGGCCATTGCCAATAAACGGCAGGTTGTTGGACTTGTAGACCTGAAAGCCGCGAATGAGACCGCCGCCAAGACGACCGTTACGGAGAATGCCACCGGCATCCTGACCCGCAGCGAAGTCGTTGTTGATCAGCTTGCTGTCCTCATCCATCAGGAGTTCAAAGAACACCGGATCAGCCACGAACCAACGATCCTCGGTATCCACATTCTGCGTATCAAGGATACGAGCCATGCGGTTGAGGACGGCCAGCGGGCTGGTCACGCCGCCAGCACCACCACCGGCAGCGACCGGGATCGAAGTGATCTCAGACTCAACGCCCAGATCCGAACCACCGAAATCGGTGATGTCCAGCTTCTGAGCAGCCAGCAGTTCGTCGTTGTCGGCGTTGCTGTCCTGCTTGGTGCCGGAGACCGACGTACGACGGACATAATCGCCGTTGCCGTCCTTCTCCCAACCCGACAGGTAGCCGAGGACTTCCTGATCAAACGCATCACGCAGCTTGTACGCAGCGTTGTCAGTGGCGAGGTCGATGAAGTTCACATGGCTGTGAGCCTCTTCGATATCATCCACCTGAAACTGGAACGCGTTGGCCTGATCCACCACCATGGTGAAATCGGCGTCCGACAGATCCTGCGAACTCAGGCTGGTGCCGCGCTTGTAATCGACCACGTCGATCTGCGGCTCCTTGATGATCCGAACACTATCCCCGAAGTTGGAGATCTCGCCGGTGTAGTCAGTGTTGGTGATACCCTCGACGACCGAGGTCTTACGGAAGGTCTTCTGAACCTTCTGCGAATAAATTACGGGAGAGAAATTCCCGTTCGGCAGGTTGCCGTAACCGCTTGCTGTAGGAAATGCCATGATTAAAATCCTCCAATTGTGAAATGGCATGAGAACCGGGTAAAACCGGTCTTTCTGACAAGACACA